AGGCCCGCTGGTAGCGGGCCTCGGCCTTCCGGAGTTCGGAGGCGGTCATCGCACGGGGATGCCGTAGCCTGCGGTTTCGTCGGCGTCCAGCGGTTCGGGGTAGTAAAGGCCCGGTAGCTCGCCCGTGAGCCTGCAGTTGACGGGCGTTAGCTGGATGGCGTGGTCGCCAGCGGGGTCGATGATGTGCTCTATGCGGACGGTGAGGTCGTTGACGGTGACCTCGGCGAGCAGTTCAGGCGTGTCGGTCATTGGTTCCTCCTGTGTGGTTGTGGTTTTCATGGTGCGTAGCTTATATCCCTAAGCGGGTTGTGGTCAAGGGGTCTAAGCAGGAGTCTTACGATCCTCTAAGGAACGGTCTCGTCGTCGTCCTCATCCCCCATAGAATCCGCGGTCCTTGCGGCCCGAGCTCAAAGCCTTCCTGGCCGTCGCCGGACTCGTCGCCGCCGCGTTCCTGATCGGCTACCTCGTCGGCCACCACCCCTAAACTGAGCGGTCAGAGGCGTCGGATACCCTTTGCCTGCAATGGGCCAGCCGGACGTCGACCAACTGGTCGAGCAGTACGCCGCCGACGGAGACGTGCCCCGCGCCAAGCTCGAGCGAGCCATCGCCGCCGCTGCCCAGGCCGCCAGCCAAGCCGCCGGCCACGGCGCCACCGCCAGCGAGACCGGCGCCGAGGCGTTCATCCAGGGCTACCGTGCCCTGCGCGGCACCCACCGGCCGCTGCAATGAGAGTCGTGGTCATTGCCGCCACCGACTCGTCCGGCCACTACCGCCTACGCCAGCCCATCGCCGAGCTCCAACGCCAAGGCGTCGATGCTGAGTTCCTGCTCCCCAGCCGCGGCCTCGAGCTGGAACTCGGCGACGCCGGCCTGCGCGACGTCCGGCCCCGCGGCCAGCTGTACATCTTCCAGCGGCCCATGACCGCGATCATGCCCACCGCCATCGACCTGCTCAGACGCCGCGGCGCCAAGGTCATCGTCGAGCTCGACGACGACTTCCACACCGCCCACCCGCAAAACCAGGCGTTTCGCGAGAACCACCCTCGGCGCTCGCCGCTGGCCAACTGGCGCTGGCTGGCCGAATGCGTCCGCCGCTGCGACCTCGTCACCGTCTCCACGCCCCAGCTCGCCCAGCGCTACGGCTCTCACGGTCGCGTCGCGCTGCTGCGCAACTACGCCGACGACTGGTGGCTCGAGCTGCCCAGCCGGGCGAACGGGCACACGCTCGGCTGGGCCGGCACCACCGTCAACCACCCGCTCGACCTGCCCGCCACCCGCGGCGGCGTGGCCATGGCCCTCGCCGATCACCCTGACTGGTCGTTCCTCTGCGTCGGCGGCGGCGAGCACATCGACGAGATCCGCCAGCAGCTGCAGATCACCAACGGCACCTCGGTCCAGAGCACACCCTGGAAGCCGCTCGACCTGCACCCGCTGGCCGTGGGATCGATCAGCCTGGGTATCGCACCGTTGGATTTGACGCTGTTCAATCAAGCGAAGACGGCGCTCAAGGGCTTGGAGTATTCGGCGCTCGGCATCCCGTTCGTAGCCTCGGACACCGGCGAGTACCGCTGGCTGCACGCCCAAGGCATCGGCGTCCGGCCGGTGCGCTCCAAGGCTCGGTCCTGGCGCCGCGCGCTCGGCGAGTTCATGCGCCGACCCGACCTCCGGGCGGCGCTCGGCCAGAGCGCGCGGCAGATCGTCCGCCAGTCGCTCACCATCCGATCCAACGCCTGGCGGTGGCTCGAAGTCTGGACCGATCTGGTGGAGCATGGCTGACGAACTGGTCGCCCACATCCCGCCCGGTCAGGTTGGCGCCTGGCTCGCCGGCGACGGCCCGCCGATCGAGCAGACCCTCACTGACCCCCGCAAGCGCGTGCAGGCCCGGGCCCAGCGCCTGCTGCTCAGAGACGCGACCCTAGGCGCAGCCCGGCGGCTCATCCCGGCCCTGGAGAACTACTCGCCGTCGTCCGCCCGACGCCTCAACGATCTCGTCGTGGCCAGCATGAGCGGCAACGCGGAGGCCGACCGTCTGCTTGCCGCCATGCTCGGCGAACTCGTCAAGCAAGGTCTAGCGTGAGGCTCTACACATGCGAGATCTGCGGTGCGATCACGAGCAATCCGTACTGCTCACGACATCAACCACGACGGCCAGACGCGCACAGATCAGCGAACCGCGACCGCGCCAAGCAAGCCGACTTCCGCCGCCGCGTGCTCAGCCGCGACGGCCACCGCTGCCAGATCTGCGGCTCCGATCAAGACCTCCGCGCCTGCCACTGGCCCAAGCCGCTGCGCGACTACGTCGCCGGCGACGCCAGGGCTTACGCGACAAGCAGCGGCCTGACGATGTGCGCGCAATGCGACCAAAGGCTCGACGGCTACGCCCGAGCCTCGCGCGCTGGCAACTCGATCAAGGGGGGGGCATGCAATCACGAACCGCGAGATGCCAAATCACCATTTCATGGTTCCGCCAAAATCAATTTGCGCGCTCAATTATCGTCGCGTCCGGGGAAGAGCCGGCTCGCGTAGACACGGTCTCAGGCGCGTCCTGAGCGCGTCTGACGCGCAGCGGGGCAGTGGTCGGGGACTTATGCTTACCCGATGCGCAAGAGCACGCAGGTGGCGTTTCTGGAGCGATTGGCCGAGGGACTCCCCGTGGACACCGCGGCTCGGCTTGCGGACACCGACGCGGACGCCGTGGCCAGCTGGCGCAAGCACTCCAGAAGGTTCGACAGCCGGGTGCGGCGGGCGCTGGCCGAGGGCAAAGCGACGCTGATCGAACGAGTCGCCGCTGGCCAGCCTGGCTGGCGGGCCTCGGCCTGGCTGCTTGAGCGCATCCACCCCGACGAGTTCGGCCCGCCCGAGATGTTCCGCGTTCCCAGTGCGCCACCAGAGAACCTTACGGACGATCTACCGGGACTCTAGGCAGCCCGAGCGCTCACCCGAGAAGGACAGCCTCGAGCACTTCGAGCGCTTCTGCTACCACCTCAAGCTCCCGGACACCCTCGAGCCGCTGCGGCTGGAGGAGTGGCAGCTCGGGCCGCTGCGGGACTACTTCGAGGCGCCGGCGCTCGAGCACTTGTGGATGTGGCCCACCGGTATGGGAAAGTCGTGTCTCCTGGGCGCGCTGGCGCTGCACCACGCCACGTTCGTGCGGATCAACCCGCGGGTGATCGTGCTGGGCGGCCTGGGCCGTCACGGCCAGCGGACGCTCAGCTTCGCCGCCTGGTTCATCTCGCAGTCAAAGACGCTGCAGTCGTGGTGGGTGTTTCAGGAGTACGGGATGGGTCGGATCAAGAGCCTGATCCAGGAGGACGCCGAGGGCACGATCGAGGTCAGCTCGGCCGGCCGGCGCGTGGGCGGCCGCGGCGGGTCCTCGCAGGAGGGCGAGGCGCCGAGCCTGGTCGTGGTCGAGGAGCTGCACCGCCACGAGGACGACGGCGGCGCTGTGCGGACGCTGACGACGAAGATCCAGAAGCGGACGGTCGGCGCGCACCGGGTGCGGATCGTGCACGTGACCACGGCCGGGGACTCGATGGACTCGCCGCTCGGGCGGATGTGCCGGCGGGCCACGGCACCCGGCTCCAAGGTCGTTCAGAGCGGATACCACCGCCGGGCCGAGGACCCCGACGGCGACCTGATCCTGGACGAGTGGGCGGTGCCGGAGGAGATCGAGCCGCCGGCGCAGGACGCCCCGCGCGCCGAGGTCGAGCGTTTCATTGTCGAGGTCAAGAAGGCCAACCCGGCCAGCTTCATCGACCCGGCCAGCCTGCGCCGGATCTGGAAGGCCTCGAGCGCCGAGCCGTGGGTGTTCGCCCGGCAGAACATGAACCAGTGGATCACCGGCTACGCCGTGGCGTTCAATCGCCTGGACTGGCTGGCGGGCCAGAAGAAGCGGCTGGTCATCCCGGCCGGGGAGAGGGACGTGTTCGTGGGCCTGGACACGGCCACGGCCTGGGCCACGACGGCTGTGGTGCCAGTGTGGATCGACCCGGCGAGCGGCCGACCGCGCACCGCCGGCGGCGTGATCCGCAAATCGACGCAGGAGGGCACCCGGCGGCGGATGCGCGACGTCCTGGACGTCATTCAGGCCATGCACCTGCGCTGGCCGACGATGCGGCTGGTGTTCGACCGCAACCAGGGCGGCGGGCTGATCGCCGAGATGCTCGAAGAGGACGAGGGCTTGACGGTCATCGACCACTCGCAGGGCACGCCGATGGACCTGGCCTCGATGCTGCTGGGCGAGCTCATCGGCCAGCAGATGCTCGACCATGACGGCCGGGAGGAGATCTCCGCGCAGGTGCTCGCGGCGGTGGCGCGCTCGACCTACCACGGCACGCGCTGGCGGATCGAGCCGCCGAGAACCAAGGAGCCGGTCGACGCGGCCGTGGCCCTGGCGATGGCCTTGCACGTCGCCTGGCAGCAGCGCTCGGAGAAGCCGCTTGACCCGGCGGACTACCGGATCGAGGGCATCTGAGCCCGGCCTGCAATTGACCGGGGGTCGGTCCCCTAGGCTTTAGGCCGAACCCGACCAGGAGGCAGCAATGGAAACGCCCGAGCCTACGCCCACCCCCGAGCCCGAGCCCGCTCCGACGCCGGAGCCGGAGCCGCCGGCCGAGTAGGCGATGGGACTGCCCACCGCACCCCCGGGGCCGGTGAGCACCGTCCAGGGTGCCGTGCGACCCGACCTGCGAGGCCCCGACCGGCCTGCGCGGAAGTCGGGTCGTGCGGCGCCGAAGGCGCGCAAGGTCAGGTCTGGCTCGCATGGAAACCACCGCCGAGCGTGAGCAGCGCATAGAGCGTCTCGAGGCCGACCGCCGGCGTCGGCGCGAGGCCCAGACGGTCTGGCCGACGCCCGACGACGTCGGCACCGGCGTCGTGCCGATCGAGATCGCGCCCGGCCGCGGCGATCTGAACTACTCAAGCGGCGCCGTCCCCACCTTCCCGACGTCGCTCGGGCTGATCCAGAAGAACGTCAGCTTCGCCCGGCTGTTCCAGTCCCAGCCCTGGGTGGCCGCCGCCGTGATGCGAATGCTCACCTGGGCCGTCCGGGTGCCGCTGAAGGCCTACCGCAGCACCGGCTCAGACTCGGCCGACCGCGAGCACCTGCTCCCCGGCGGGCATCCCGTGGCCGACATGATCGCCAATCCCTGGCCGGGCGGCAGCCAGTCACAGCTGGTCATGAACCTGCTCGGCCCGGTGCTCGTCCACGGCAACAGCGTGACCGAGTTCGACGACGGCGACGCGCTCAGTTTCACGCCCAAGGACTGGCGGTTCACGATGCCGATCATGCCCTGGCGGGACAGCCTCGTCGGGTTCAAGTTCGACTACGACTCGCCCGTCTTCGGGCACGAGGTCAGCGCCGACAAGGTGCTGCATATCGCCTGGTGGTCGCCCACCGGGCCGATCGGCACCAGCCCGCTGATGCAGCTCGGGGTTACGCTGGTGATCGAGGACGCCGCCCAGCGCTACCAGCGCTCGCTGTTCGTCTCAGGCGGCCGTCCGCCGTCGGTTCTCACGACCTCGGACGCGTTCCTGGGCATGGAGCGGGCCGAGCGCCAGGTCATCATGCAGCAGCTCCGCTCCGACCTCACGGAGATCTACGGCGGGCCGGAGAACATGAGCAAGCCGGCGCTGCTGCCGCCCGGCCTGGACTGGAAGGCGGCCGGGCAGTCCGCCGTCGAGGCGGCGCTCATCGACCAGCGCAAGATCACCCGCGAAGAGATCGCCGCCGTGTACCTAATCCCACCTCCCTTGATGGGAATACTCGACAAGGCTTGTCTGCCGGCCACGGCGCTGGTCTCGACCACCCGCGGCCCGGTGGTCGCCGACCAGGTCAAGCCGGGAGACCAGGTGTTCGCGCTGGTGGACGGCAGGCTGAAGGCCACGCGGGTCAGCTGGAGCCGTCAGACGGGCGTCGAGCCGCTGGTGACGATCCGGACTGGCAACCGGACGCTGCGCTGCACCCGCAATCATCCGCTGCTGGTGGCGCACCGTTACCCCGGCGACCGGGCCAAGCGCAAGCCGCGCTACGCCCACGAGTGGATCCCGGCCGGCCAGGTCAAGCGCGGCGACCTGATCGTCACCGCCACTTGCCTGCCCGACTACGGCGTTCGGTCCTGCTCTACTCGGGAGAACGTCACCGAGGGCTTCGCCGAGTTCTGCGGGCTGCTGCTGGGCGACGGCAACGTCAAATACGACAAGGACGATCGGCCGTCCGGGATCGGGATCGCCAGGGCACCGGACGCCCGGTACATGGACCACTACCGCCGGGTCATGCGCGAGGAGTTTCGGCGATTGCATCCGGGGGGCACGGGGGGTCGAGAACTACGGCAGCGCAGGCCGATCACGGTGAGCGAGCAGGAGCGGCAAACCCGGTTCAGCTCGCGCCTGGCGGCCGAGGAGATGGTGGAGTTGGGCCTGGCCGGGACTGCTCACACCAAGCGAGTTCCGGAATGGGTGGGCGCGCTGGCACCCGACCTCCGAGCGGCGTTCCTGCGCGGCTATGCCGACGCGGACGGCGCGGTGGACAAGCGCGGGCATCTGACGTTCCACAGCGCCAACGAGACGCTGCTCAGGCAGGTCCGCGAGTTGTGCATCGGCCTGGGCGTGCCGGTGTGCAACGTCCGGATGAGCGAGTCCTGGGTTCGGCTGCCCAACGGGCAGCGCATCTTCAGCGTCATGTGGCAGTTCAAGGCCGCCGATCCGGAGGCCAACGCGAGCGTGATCGGCAGCCACGACCCCGTCGACCTGGCTCGGATGCGAGCCGGAAGGCCCTGGAGGACCAAGCGCTACAGGTATCGCGATGGGGCTGGTCTCACGCCGCCGCAGTTGGAGGGCTGCGGCCACGCCCGGGTGCTGGCGGTGGAGAAGAGCGACCTCAGCGTCCCGGTCTACGACATCGAGGTCCCGGAAGGCCACAACTTTGTCGTCGACGGCGTGGTCGCTCACAACACCTACGCGAACATCCAATCTCAGCGCGAAATGACTTACACGGACTGTTTGGGTCCCCCGCTCGTGCTGGTGGAGCAGTGTCTGAACGCCCAGATCATCCGAGATCTGCTGCAGATCGACGACGTGTTCGTGGAGTTCGACTTCGGGGCGGTGCTGCGGGGCTCGAGGCTGGATGAGATCGCGGCTGTGCGCGATGCGATCGGCTCGGCGTTGATGTCGCCGAACGAGGGCCGGGGCGTGCTCCAGCTGGCTCGGGTCAGGAATCCCGCCATGGACGAGTTCTATCTGCCGTTCAACAATCTGCAGCCGGTGGGGGCGCCGCCGGTGCCGCAGCCGGCGCCTCCGCCGTTCGCTCCGCCGGGGGTGGTGCCAGCGCCGAGCACCGCCCGGCGGCTTCTTGTGCGCTCTCGGGACCGCGACTACGAGCGCGAGATCCCGACCTTCGTGCCCACCGGCGAGCGATGAGCTACGCCAACGGGTGCATCCCGGGTTCGGCGCTGCGGTCTATCGCGGGAGGCGGCCGGTTGGCTCCGGGTCCGGCGGGAGCGTGGAACGCCTTGGACGCGATGACGCACAGTCGGTGGAACCGGGGTTTGCGCGCCAACGACTCCTACCGGCCGCTGGGCGCGCCCGGCGACCTCGCTCGAGGCGTCTGGAGCCAATGGGCGGCCTGGGAGCGGTATCTGCGAGGCGGGAATCTGGCCGCGCACCCTGGAACATCGAATCACGGGACCGGCAGCGCCGTGGACGTCGACCAGTGGACCCGGTGGGCGATCGACCAGATCGGAGCGCAGTTCGGCTGGGCCAAAATCTGGAGTAATGCCGCCTCAGAATGGTGGCATCTGCGCTGGCGGGACGGTATCTGGCCACCCGCCTTCGCCAATACCCGGCGGGGCGATAAGGGCCAGCGGGTGCTCTGGGTCCAGGCGCGGCTCTATATCCACGGCTACCACGACGTCAAGGTCGACGGCGTCTATGGGCCCGGGACCTCTCAGGTGGTGCGCCGCTTCAAGTCCCAGCACGGCCTGAGCGGCGGCGGCGATATGGTCGGCGACGCCGCCTGGCGGGCGCTGGCCAAGGCGCCGTGAGAGGAGGCGAGATGGAAGCCGGCGAGAGCGAACAACCCGACCCCGAGCAGAGCTTCGAGGAGGTGCCCGAGGCGCCATCGGAGCAGGA